GCGGTTGTGATTGTTGACTTAGGCGCACCCATTTTCCAACCTAGCTTAATGGTGTCTTCATAGGCTAGGGCGTCGTCTAGCCACTGTTCTGGGTCTTTATTTCCTGCGGCATAGTAATGGCATAGGTGGGCGCACGATTGGTCTGTAAGCGTCCCGTCAGGGCCTTCTAGCAAGAATGGGGTTTTACTCATTACTTATCTCATCTTCAAAACAATGATTTAAAAAACTAAGCGCATGTTTACCAACCAGCCAAGCCTTATCATCCTCAAAAAACCTTTCGCCAATTGTACGCATATTGTAATGTTCTTTCCCTTTATCAAAAAAAGCTATTACATAACACGAGCTAATTCCTTGCCATTTTACAAGTTCATGGCTTTGGTTTTGCTCACTCCACCTAAATTCTATATTACCGTATCTCATTACTTTGCTCCTTGCCTTTCCAAATCATCCGCAATTCTTTGTATCATTACTGCTAACTCACGTATCCAAGATGCGTTTTTAGTTCTTATTGCTTCTTCAAGCTCTGTTAAAATAGTTTTATCCATTACTTACCCCTGATTAGCGTATTAATGTCGAATTTGACCATGTTGGAGTTAGTGTAGTGGTTATTAGTTTATCGTTATTCATTATCTAGTCCTTGTTTAATTTTAATCGCGTCCAGTCTGAGTCGCTTAATCCAGCCGACCTAGCTTTTTCTTTCCACTTTAATTTATCTGCTGCTGTACATCGTATTCGCCAATAATCCCCAATTACCTTATCAAGCGGAAGCTTATTGTGCTGATTACCAGTGTTCTTTGCTTTTTTCATAGTGCCTCAGTCATTAGTCTGTAATTCTCACTCATTAAAGATTTATCTCTTCCGCTAACTTCAACTGCATGATCAGGCTTTCCGTCAGGTTTAAAGTATACCCAGCACTGCTTAGGCTCTGGCTTGACTCTGAAGTGGTAAGTTGAGAAGTCCCAAATTGGCTCATCATCATCTATAGAAATCCACCCTATAGGGCCGGTTAACCATTCAAACTGGATAACCTTCCCATCCTTATGTGCTTGCACTACTTCTATTATTTCATCGTGATTCATTTTATTTCTCGGCTGCTTTATGACATTACATAGATTTGTGCTAACAGGTCAATGGTTAATTTGATTTACTTCATACTCCATTTTGGTTTAGTTATACGCCAGATTTGTTCCCACATCGGTTCAAAGGGAATAGCTGAGTCCCACTTGCAAGATGTTTGGCCGTATGGTGGGTCTGTCAGTATCATATCGATTGAGCCGTCAGGTATCTCTTTCATTCGCTCTAAGCAGTCGCCTAGCATTAAATTAATCATTGTTACCCCTGATTAGCATTTAATTAATTCTCGGCACATCGTCTCAATCACCCAAGGCTCAACGATATAACTTAAAATAAAAAACCCGATTAATCCTATTGCTACTATTGCTATAAACTTCATTACCCACTCCTGTCGTTGTAGTCTTCATGCTCGTCATCGTCATCGTCATTGCCATAGAAGTTCATGCCCCACGAGGCCAGAGTTAAAAAACCTATGATTATTAAAATAAACGTGGTTCCTAATATTAACCAGAAGTTCATTACTTAACACTCACATAATTAACAATACCCTTGCAAACCTGATAAATGATAACGATTGCCGCTATGAACGCGATTACAAATACTTGAGCTGTTATATCTTCAAAATAAAAGTTGATTCTGAGTATTGTTGGTTGCATTTGTTACGATCCTTTCTGATTTGCCCCTTCTTCGGGTTTATTAGTGTATTAACCCTTCTGGGTCGGGGTCTGGAATAAAGTGGTCTGGTGATTCGGCTTGGTAAGCGGCATTTGATAAGCAAGAAGAAATTAGTCCCAAGGCGGAGGGAACATCAGGAGATACTTCAATAATGTGGGCGAGGATCTGTGTGAGTGCACCACCGATGGCCGGTCCCGCGTCCATGTCCCGCGCATGAAACTCCGTTAACAATGCCGCCATCATCTTGGCGGCATTGAAGAAGTCGTCATTGGCTTTACCTTCAGCCTTGGAGTATTCGTTGCCACGATTTTTCAACGTCATTAAGCCTTTTCCGTTTTTCATCTGTATTGAGAGTATCATCTTTTTCGATCAGGGTAAGTGCTTGGTTAACCACTTCGTTGATCTGTGATACGGCCCACGGCCACCGGATATCGCTTACGCGTTCGTTGCTGGCTTCCATGTATCTACCTCCGCATACCATTTGCCGCCTTTGCTTTCGCAAACTTGGACGTTGATCCAATCTTCGTTTTGGGTCGAGAGCCACGCAAGAAGGTCCTCTCGTTTAATACTGAGATTACACTTCACCCAATCGGGTGCTGTTTCGCGTGGTTGTTTGGCCACGAGGCCATCAACAAAAATCTTATCCATTATTACTCTCCTTATAAAAAAATGCCCCGAGCCGGGGGCAACCTAACTCGGGGCGGGTCTTAACTACGGAGAACATGTTGCCATGCTCACGTCCATTATACACGGGGGTATAGGATAAGCAACATTTAATCGCATACATCCTCGGGGAACTCTGCTTTAGATGTTTTGTCGGCAATAGTAAGCTGGCAGCTTTCGCACCATCGCACTAAATTTTCAACCGTTTTTTCGATTACTTCGAGGGGTTTACTACATTTGGGGCATTCGTTTCTAACGAGCCTTTTGTGTATTTCCCCTTGCTGTGGGTTTTCTAATTTCATTATTGACCCCTTGAGTTTCTTTATACGCATCAAAAACAAGGCGGAGTTGACCGCCGATGGTTCGACCTTCTTTTTTTGCCAGTTCTTTTATCTCTACATAAACTTCTCGCGGAACGAGGATGCTTTTCCAACGTGTTGTATCCATTTTTATCTCTTTGAGGCCCTAAAGTCTAAGATAATATAAGAATATATACAAGGTTGCAAGAAAAACCCCGCCGAAGCAGGGTTTGAGAATTAGTCAAGCTTTTTAGCTTCACCCCAAGAAGGTCCCATTTCTATATCGCAAACGTTAGGCACCTCTAAAGGCAAGGCACTCTCCATAACCCGAGCGATCTCTTCAGCTTCTTCGCGGGTCTTCACCGACATCGCCAGCTCGTCATGGATTTGTAACATCGGGAGTTTTCCCATTTTGTACAGATTGACCATCGCTCGCTTCGTCATGTCTGCGGCAGATGCTTGTATAAGCCTGTTGAGTGCTTTATAAGTAAACGCCCGCTTGAGTCTGGTCGTAGGTCCGTAGGCATCAACCGCTTCTTTGTAGGGTAGTGCCTTATTCATGGCGAACGTGTCTGGCTCCCACATATCGAAGCGACACTTGCGGCCTTCGAGTGAGCGCAGCGCACCCCCTGAAGTTCGGTCATTGAGTCGGTTCATGACACCACTCATCAAGCCTTTCACAAACGGCACGCGGGAATGGTACTGCTTCACCAGCACCTTCGCTTCGTCGACCGAGATGTCCAGTTCTTCTGACATCTTGTTCACCCCCATCCCGTAGATCAAACCCAAGTTAATGGTCTTCGCCTGCTTCCTAGGTAAGCTCGCCATCGCGGCTACCATGTTATGGAAGTCGGTTTCTGGCTTCTCATTGTAGGCCGTAACAAAATCAGCCGCGCCTTCTAAGGGTATTCCTCGCGTTTTACCGTATACATGCGCATAATGGACCAAGATGCGCGGTTCTTGCTGCGAGAAGTCAATGGCCGCCCACTGCTCGCCTTCTTCAGGTAGAAACAACGAGCGAATCATGGGCCCGTAGATTGGATCGCGAGCTGGAATTTGTTGTAAATTTGGATTACGCATTGAGATGCGGCCCGACACAGTACCCCCATCATCCGAACGGAGTTGATTAACATGACTATGAATTCGGCCATCAGCGTGGCAGTGCTTCATGATGGAATTGATGAAAGTCCCGGAGGTCTTATTCAGATTCCTAGCCTCGACAATAAGCTTCGCGACGGGGTGACTATGCTCTTGAAGAAAGAATTTGGTAAAGGAAGGTGCTCCTTTCTCAGTCTTTGGATATTGGATTCCGAGGTTGTCGAAAGACTTTGCGAGCGACTGCGCCGCCCAGATTTCAACGCCCGAGCCTGCGACGTGCTTCAACTCCTTCAAGACCTCCCGTTCCCGTTTAAGGAGGCTATCCCGAGTACGCTCAACTCGGTTGACGTCAACCCGGACGCCCCGCATAGTCATGTCGACGAGACATGGCAGCAGATCAAGCTCGAGGTTGACGACGTTCCACAGATCCTCTTGGCCTATCTTAATGGAAAAGTAATTCCACAGTTCAAGGGTAAGCTCCGCGTCAGCTTCAGCGTATGGTCCAACATACATAGCGGGCATCTTCCACATTTCAGCTTTGGGATCGATACCGAACTCCCGAGCTGCTTCGACTAACGCCTTCTCAGACTTTGTTTTGTTAAGTAAGTCGTAACAAAGCGCATTCAGGCTGTAGCTGAACCGGTTTTCATCGAGCAAGGAGGCGACGATCATGGTATCGATGATACGTCCGTTGACCGTGAACCCCATTTGTTTAATCCAACCCAAATCATACTGGGCGTTGTGCATGATCTTATCAGCCGGACACTCAAATACTTTTTGAAGCCATCGGTTGACGATCTTTTCGTCGAGGTTACCGCCCCCGAAATGACGTATAGGGATATAGCAGGACCAGCCATCGACTGCGATAGCGTACCCCACCACTTCACCGTCGCCGGTTGGCCAACCGGGACCGTTCACTTTTAGGTTCGGGTCGCGTGTTTCGACATCGATGGCAATCTTAGCGGCTCCTGTAATATCGGGCAGCTCTAAAGGTGGAACCCATTCGTTTTTATTAGCGAATATTGACATTTGTAAACTCATTCTTTAGTCCTCGGGTCATCGCCCATTGAGTACCGGAGGTACCAGACGGATTTTTGTTTATCCTGCGTGGAGTCTTCGTTCTTATTATCCATTCGCCATATATATTTAAACGCAGCTATCTCGGCATAGACGTTAACTTTGTCTCTACCAAATGCTGCAACCATTGCGTCGATACATTCGATCCCTCCGGCTGAATAGTGTTTGGGCTGTGAAACCATTTTGTCTTTACTCATAAACCACCCTTTTAATTAAAAAAGTACGAGCCGTTACAGCTCGCACAATGAGGAAATCATCTAATCAAATCATTAATTTCATCGTTATAATATGCAGCGTTTTGAAAACTCAGCAAACTAATTAACATTTGCACCCGTTTATGCGGAGTCTCGTTTTTTTCTTTCAGCTCTAAAATCTAGGCATCTTTGCGAGCGTAATCCTCGCGCACATCTTGCCAGACAACCTTCATTTCAAATCCTCTGTGTATTTAACATCAGATTCAATCGTAAACGACTTAGATAGTAAGCTGGATATATCCGTTGCTGCGCCGACAAGCTCCGCTACGCTGCTAAAGCTGCTCGATAAATGTAGTGATGATATCTTTATTGGAATTTTGCGCTCGCTTTGCATTATCTATGTTTGTATAAGTCATTGATCCTATACTTCCATACTCATAATCAATTCTATAAATTACTCTAGGCTCTGGCTTTACTCTGTACTCAATCGCATCAAAATTCCACATTGGCCGGTGATCATTGTCATAAGTGTAAAATTCGCCAGCGTTAGCAGCTGTATGGCGCTTTCCTTGAATCGTTTTTCCTTCTTGCGCTGCCTCTAAAACTGCAATCATTTCCTTTCTTGTTTGTTTCATTCTGACACCTCTGGGATTATCCAAGTTTGTTCTGGCTCGGGTAAGTTACAAAGAGCTTCTACATAAAAAAACGCTTTTTGAGTTGGCTTATAAGTTCGATGTAGATCATCATCACTAATCAAATAACCATTGTTTAATAAATAACATATAGCATCTTGCCGCACTGGAGAATGTAGCGTGTTATAATCGTTTCCCGACCAACTATAATGTATTAATATAATTAATTTTAAAGGACTCATTTTGTTTCCTCTGGTAATGTTGTGTTAATCCCAAACTATCAAAGCTATGGCAGTAAGAAAAGAACCCGCTACCATACTAATTCCTATTTTTAAATCTGGTGTTGGATCTAGCATTGCTGGCATAATTATAGTTCCAATTATAACTCCAATTATAATTAATATACTGTTAACTTCTATGCTTTTCATTTCAAATCCTCTGGGTAATCGATGTTAATCAGGCATTATAGCCTTTACAAATGTAAGTGCTTTAAATCTTGCCTGAGGGAAAACTTGGTTATCAATCATCAATTTACTATCAGACCTAACATAAACTGGATACCAGATATCACCTTCTCGCGGGTCGGTAAACCAATACCAACAATTTTTTTCCAATTCTTTCATTTTAAATCCTCTGGGTATTCTAATCTGATGTTTAAGCGTAATGCTGCGCCCGTAATACCGTCAAATTGTTGTGGTAATTAATTCAGGTTATTGCAATTTATAGCCGGTCCTCTTTCTGCATTACATTTACGACAAACCGGATCAACGTCTAGTGGCTTCATGTAATCCCTATGATCATAACTGTGCGCTGGTTTTCCACAATCTACGCAATCTATACTTCCATCTAATATAGGTAAGTCGCCGTTATTTCTGGCTTGAGTGACCAATGCATGAGCGCGAGTACTATTTAAGCTTCTCACTTTATCTGCTCTCCTGTTCCGTCGCATGACTTGCACACTTCAATAACGCCAGTCACATCTTTACCGTAATAAATAACGAGCTCACATTGCCCGTTGCAAGCTACGCATTTAACCGATTTTCTCAAATGGTCATTTAATAGCTGCACCTTTCTAATGCCGTAATCATTCAATACATCGTTGCGAAAATCATAAATCCACCTCATTTTTAATTTAGTTTTACTTGCTATAAATTCAGGCGTTAAGCCTGTTCGTTTAAGTAATGACCTAGTCTGTTTTTCTATTTTCATTCTTGCAGTGTATAGTAGTTGTTAATTATTGCAAGCAATTAATTGCAAATAAATAGTTTACATACTGATTAATAGAGCGCATACTTTACTAAGAATTAAAACAGGAATTACAAAATGAGTAAACCACGGTTACATAAAAACACTGGATACATGCATATCTGGCACGAAAGTAAGGCGGTGTATTATCATCGTTATGTATGGCTAAAAGCTTACGGCGAATGGCCTGATGGAGAGATAGATCACATTGATCACGATAAGTTAAACAACTCTATTGGTAATCTTAGGGTTGTAAGCCACAGAGAGAATAACCTTAATAGGTCAATGGATTCCAGAAACACCAGTGGATTTAATGGGGTAAGCTGGCATGATGCTAGAGGCAAATGGAAGTCTTCTATAACGGTTCTAGGTAAAAATAAACACCTGTACTATGGAGATTGCTTACTTGACGCAGTAGCGACCCGAATGTCAGCTAACAGAAAATATGGTTTTCACAATAATCACGGAGTAGCAAAATGAATGAATACACTATAAGACCACTTGGCGCACCACCACTTCCAAGGATAGATATTGTCTTTGGTGAAAACATCCACGCTGAAGCGATCTATGATTTTAACCATGAAGATTTGATTGAGTTGAT